TCGTATCTGTTGAATATTTTACTCAAGTATTGTTGGGAAGGTTTTGCAATCAATGTCTTTAAGTCCTTCATTTGAGAGGTTTCAATACCGAAGTTTTTCTTGATACTACCTACAAAATCCTTCATAGCATGGTAATTAGGGGAATCTGGATCATTAACAGCATTTAACATTGCATTCAATTTACTATCAACATCCTTTATTTGATGCTGATAACATATGCTTTCGAATATCTCACACAATATTTCATATTGACGTCTATTATTACCGTGAGTATCCCACATGTGCCCAATCAAACGAACAAGCTGGCTTTCAGGCGAATGATCTACCGATACAGGATTACCTACTTTCCATATCGATGTGGGCCTAAAGCTAACTATTGTAACTTCGTCACGTATCACCGTTCTTAGAAAATGACGTTTCAATATTTTTGGCCCTTTAACCACAAAGTCACATTGTCTATTGACGACCGAATACAAATAACCATATTCCTCTGAATCAGATAATTTTAATTCCAATCCGCACTCAGCTTTCAACACTTCTTCAAACGAAGGATAGCTTAAATCTGGAGCTTCTAAACCTATCTTTGTTCTCTTTTCTAACATTGATTTAGACATATAAACTATCTTTTGAAGCGACCTATCAAAACCACTTATACCATCATCACCAAAGAACTTAGCAGTGGTATTTTGTATTAACTTCCGGAGTGGCTCCAAATAAGTAAGTTGATTTTTATATTTAACAATTTCCTCCAAGTGAATTAAATAATATAGGAATGCGACATAAGATGTGATTGTAGTACTATAACTCGTTAAGTAATCCCCAGAAAATAATATTCCAACTACTATTCTCCAAGTTTCGTCACCGAACCATTTACAAATCTTAGATGCACTATTATCGATTGACCATGCAGCTAATTTCTTCAACCACACGAAATTTTCATCTCGTTGATTATATGCCTTTATTAATAATCCATAATTCATAGCGATCTGGGCCGCTTTTGCAGCCTGATCCATCCTACGTATATCCCATTCCCAAAAATATCTTGTAGGATTGCTGTCGCTAAGTTCTCCTCCTAGGAAATCAAATAATTTTCGAGCGCCTCCACCCGCCCATTTAAATCCAACCATATAACATCCTTGACCATACAGTGATTTCACCACTGGATAAAAGATCATTTTATCTATTATAAATTTTATCAGCATTGGCACAAAGAATAATCTCTGCTTTTCATGATCTTGAAGAGCCTCAATTTTTAGAGATATAGAGTATAGAACATTACCCATTACATCATTAAAGTCTTCTTGTGATATGTCTTCTCCATTACACAATTTTGAAATTTTATGTAGTTGATTAATGATATATTCCACAGTTTCAAGAAACGCTTCTTTCTTAGTAGGTTTACATATTGATATTTTTCCTGTGGGTTCACCATTTTTAAGTGCTTCAGATAGATACAGAGAACATTTAGTACCCGTGGGATAGGACATCCCATATGAAGCATGCACAAAGAAATCTGGACTCTTCAATGTGCCTTTAAATCGAG